TCCTGAAGTCGGGCTACTCGAAGTCGGTCGTCACCGCCCCGAGCGGCGACAACGTCTTCGCGGAGCTGGAGCTGAAGTCGTTCACGGACCTCGTGAGCCGCCTCCCGCTCTATGCCCGTCGTCAGGCCAAGTTTTACGTGAGCCCGGCCGGTTACGGTGCGTCGATGCTGCGGCTCATGGTGGCCTCGGCTGGCAACAACGTGGCCGACATCGCGGGCGGTGCTGGCCTCCAGTTTCTCGGCTTCCCGGTCGTGCTCGTTCACTCGCTCACCAGCGATCTGACCGGCACGGGCGGCAAGGTCGCGGCGCTGTTCGGCGACCTCTCGCAGGCCGCGACGTTCGGCGAGCGGCGGGCCGTCTCGATCCGCACCGCAAGCGAGCGGTACATCGAGTTCGACCAGACGTTGACCTTTGCGACCACCCGCAACGCGATGGTGGTGCACGACCTCGGCTCGACCACGGTGGCCGGTCCGATCGTCGCCCTCAAGTTCGCCGCCTAACCTCGACCCCCTCAAGGAGACCCTGACCCCATGAACCACGTTGCTTCCACCAAGAGCGTTGAGAAGGTCGAGACGAGCGTCGCCTCGTCCGCTACTCACTCGCTCGAAATCGACACGCTCGGCTTCGCCTACGCGTCGATTGACGTTGCGTTTTCCCCCTTCGCCGGTTCAAGCGGCCCCACGGCTGCCGCCACGGTGCTTCGTCTCGCTCAGTCCGACGTGTCGGGCTCGGGTCAGACGAACATCAGCGGCATGGTCGGCGGGACCGACTACACCGTGGCCGCCGGTACGACCGCGACGGGCGGCGTGGGCTACTCCCACCGCTTCGACGTGGATCTCCGCGGCAAGAAGCGTTACCTGACGGTCTACGCGACGCCCGCCAGCGCGTGCGGCGTCGTGACCATCGCTCGCCTGTCGAAGGGCGAGGCGGGGCCGGTTGACGCGACCAGCAAGGGCGTCAACACGCAGGCCGTCGGCTAGTCGCTTGACAGCGTGACCAAAGTGAACGGCGGGGTAGGCAATCGCCTGCCCCGCCGTTTCTCTTTTTGGAGCGATCCATGCTTGTGCAAGTTGGCGGCTCGTCGGTCGAAGTGCGGTGCGAGGCGATCCTGTCGGGGCCGCGATTCGGGCCGCTCATCAACGCATTCGGGTTCATCGAGGCGCTGATGCCTCTCCACATTCGCCCTACGCTTGGTCAGGGGGCGTTTTGGAGTCAGGTGCTCACGCGGATGATGGAGCAATTTCAGGACACGACTGAGTACGTCCTGTGCCTAGATATGGATTCCTTCATATCGAAGGAATCCGTCGAACACCTGTTCGCGATGGCGATGACGTTCCAATGCGACGCGTTGGCTCCGCTGCAGACGAAGCGAGAGGACGGGCGGCCGATGCTCACGCTCCTCGACACGCTTGACAATCCGCCGGAGGGCGGCACGACGAGCCTGCCGATGGAGTGGTTCGGTGCCCCCGTCCAGCAGGTCGATACGGCGCACTTCGGCTGCACGATCATCAGCACCGCCGCCTTGAAGCGGATGAAGAAGCCGTGGTTTCAGGAGACGCCCGATCCGAATGGTTCTTGGCATGACGGAAGAACTGATTCCGACATTGGCTTTTGGAGGACGTGGAAAGCGTCTGGCAACCGGCTCTATGTCACGCCCCGCGTGTGCATCGGGCACGGCGAATACGTGATCACGTGGCCCGGGAAGAACTTCGCCTCGCCCGTCTTCCAGTACACGACCGAATGGCAAGAGACGAAGAAGCCGCCGAAAACTGCATGGAGCCTGCCGCAGGAATGAAAATAAAACTGGTCAAGGCAGTCAGGTCGTACCGCAAGGGCGACGTGATCGAGATCGAGGATGCGGCCGGGCGGCTCTTGATCGCCGACGGCTACGCGGTCGAGGAGCGGCAGCGGAATCTGATCGAGACGGCGACCGTCGAGGAACGCTCCGAGACGGCCGACCTGAACCCCCGGAGAAAGCCGTGAGATACCGCAGCCTGAAACGCACGACCGCCCCAGTGGTCGAACCCGTGTCGCTGGCCGACGCCAAGTCGCACTGCCGCGTGGACTCAAACGCCGACGATGCTCTGATCGTGGGCTACATCCAGACGGCTCGCGAACTTGTCGAGGACTACCTCGACCGCAGCCTTGTGACCCAGCAGTACGTCATGCGGCTGGATTCGTTCCCGCCGGAGATCGAACTGCCCCGGCCGCCAATGAGCGCGACGACGACCGCCGTCACCGTCACCTACACCGTCTCGACCGGCGAAACCGTGACGCTGCCACCCACCGAGTACCGAGTGGATCGCGACGCCACGCCGGGGCGGATCCGCACGCTCTACAACGGGTCTTGGCCGTCGCACCTCTTGGACACCAACTCCGTCGCGGTCACGTGGTGGGCGGGCTACGGCTCGTCGGCTGACGTTCCGCAGCGGGTGAAGTCGGCCATGCTGATGACGATCTTGGCCCTCTACGACGGCCGTGGGGATGCCCAGTTGCCGCCCGGGGCGAAGGCTCTACTCGACACCGTGTCGTGGGGGTCTTACACGTGATCAACGCCGGGCAGATGCGCGAGCGGGTGACGGCCCAGGTCGCCACGCAGACCACCAACACGCTCGGCGAGCCCATCCCCACGTGGAGCGAGTTCGCGACCGTGTGGGCCAGCGTCGAAGGCGTGACGGCTCGCGAGTTGCTTCTGGCTGGCCAGCAGCAGACGGAGATTTCGCACCGCGTGCGGATGCGTTATCTGCCGGGCCTGACCGGCCAGATGCGGCTTCTGTGGCGGGGCCGCACGCTTGAGATCATGTCGATTCTGGAGCACGACAACCGCAGCGTTCACGAGTTGATCTGCCAGGAGACGAGCTGATGGCCGTTGCCGGTGCCAAGATCAGCGTCGAGTTCCCCGAACTAGAGAAACTCCGCGCGGGGATCCGCAATCTGGGCGACAAGGCCGCCGCGGCCCAACTCCTCGGCGATGCCCTCTACAAGGCTGTCTACCCGGCATTCCTACGGCTGGGCGAGGTGACTCCCATCGGCCCGGCTCGCAACATGCGGCGGGCGGTTGATCTCAAGATAAAGACTTACGCCCGCACGGGGAACGCGGTCGCTCTCTTCGGCTATCGCCGGGCCGCTGCCGAAGACAGCGAGAGCGCACAGGGCGGCACGATCCAGGCCGGTCCAGACCGGGCTTTTCATCAGTGGTGGTTGGAGTTCGGGACCAAGCCCCGGGTCATCGACAAGCCGACGCCGCCGAAGCGGTATTTCCGCAGTTCCTACGTGAAGGGCGGATTCCTGCGAAAGTCCCACACCCGGATTCGCAACGGGAAGCCGGTGACCGTTCGCGCCCACCCTGTGACGGCTCACGCGGTGAGTGCCCACAACGTCACGGAACTGCGGCCCTCCTACTTCGCGAGCAGTTTCAACGAACTGGGGCCGTTTGAAATCCAGAAGGTGCGGGGCGACCGCAAGAAGTTCACGACCAACCCGCCGACCCCGAAAGCGTTCTTTAAGCGGTCTTCGACGCCGATCATCCTGCCCGCCGTGCAGCCCGGCGGCCGGGCGGGGCTGCCGCCGGTCCAGACGGCATGGAACCAGACAAAGGGGTTGGTGGCCGAGCGGCTGCAGTCGGAGTTGCGGATTTCACTGGAGGCGGCGGTCAAGACGCTCGTCTTCCGCGGGTCTGGGTCGATCACCGGCGCGCTGACGAACGCCGGGGGCTGACGCTGCAAGCATCGCCTACCTAGGCGGCATGATGCGGGTATGTCGCTCAAAAGCCCCGAGGTCGTGATCCGCAACGCCCTGGTGGCGAACACGGCCGTCGCGGCCGTCGTGGGCACCCGGGTGTTTCCGGTGCTCGCCCCCGCCAGCGCCGACATCCCGTTCCTCACCTACCGCCGCAGCGGCGTCCAGCGTCAGCACACGCTCTCCGGCCCGATGGGGATGCCGACCGTGATTCTCTCGCTCGATATGTACGCCGAGACCTACGAGGCAGTAAGGGAACTGGCCGACAAGTGCCGGGTGTGTCTGGATGGGTACGGCACCGCTCAGTCAGACTCAATCGTAGTGAACAACGTCTCGCTCGATAACGAGTCGGACGGGTTCGTGCAGCTAGCCGGTGGCGACACGCCGCCCGTGTATTCGGTGTCGCAAACGTACTCGATCATCTGGAAGGAGATTTAGGAAATGTCCTTTACGCCTCACGACGGAACCGGCACGACGCTCGCGCTGGGCGCGACGCAGTACACCGTGACGAACATCGTCATTTCGTTCACCGACCCGACCGCCGACCAAGAGAAGATCGACGTTTCGCACCTGGGCCTGACGACCGGCGCGTCCATTCGGACGATTGACCGGCCGCTGCAGGGCAGCGTGAGCGACACCGGCCGCACGGTTCAGTTTGACTACCTCGGCCGCACGATCATCGCTGACGCCTCGACCGGCACGTGCACCATCATCACGGGCGGCGTGGGCACCGCTGGCGTTACCCTGCTGAGTGGCGTGGCCTACACGGTCAACGCCTCGACGCTGACGCTGGCAACGAACGACGCGATCCGCGGACAGGCTACCCTTCGTATCGCCCGCGTGTAGTCGTCTGACGGAGGCCCGTCATGGCGAACGTATGCACGGGGGTCAGCGTCACGTGGAGCGGCCAGACTCTCGGTGAGGTCACCGAGATCGACACTCGCGTGGGCGGCAGCCTGCCGCTCGCGCGGGCGAGCACGTGGTCGCTTGACGCGGGCACTATATCTCTCAGGTGCCTGTCTACTGCCGCGATTGCAGTCTCCGAGTACGGGAAGAAAGCCACGCTGTCGATTCAGGGCGGCGGCCTGACCTACTCGACTAAGGCGATTTGCGAATCGCTGCAGATGGCTGGCAAGGTGAACGATGTCGCGCGTTACGCGGCCACCTTCCGCATCGCAATGGAGTGAAACAAATGAGCCTTTCCGCAGATCAGATCCTCGCCGCCGACGACGCCTCCCTCCTTGAAGTGAAGGTCAAGGAGTGGGGCGGATCGGTGTTTATCCGCGTAATGACGGTTGCCGAGCGTGACGCCTACGAGCGCATGTGGATCGGCAAGCGCGAAACGGGCATCGAGAACTTCCGCACGGAGTATCTCCAGCGGGTGCTCTGTGACGAGAAGGGCAACCTCCTCTTCACGCGCGAGCAGATCGAGAAGCTCGGGAAGAAGTCGGCGGCCGTGATGACGCGGCTCTTCGACCGTGCGATGAAGCACAACGCGATGTCGGAGGGCGATGTGGAGGAGTTGGGAAAAGGCTGAACGTGTCCGAGACGCGAAGGTTCGCCTTCGCGCTCGCCGGGCACCTGAAGATGACGGTGGCGGAGTTGATGGCTCGGATGTCGAGTCGCGAGTTCACGGAATGGAAGGCTTACACGCGGTTCTTTGAGGCGATCCCCGATTCCTGGGCGGAGACGGGCCTTGTCGTGTCGGCGGTGCTCGCACCGCACTGTGCGAAAGGCAAGACTCCACCAGCGTCGGACTTCAACCCCATCGAAAAGCCGCCGCAGCATCCGGCCCAGGCTCGCGACGTGATTTTGGATCTCAAAAAAGCGCTTGGGGTTGAGTAGTGTCAACGATTCTCGGACTCGCGTTGAAGGTGACGGGCGATGCCTCATCGCTCGCGAAGTCGCTTGATCCCGTTGACAAGGCGCTGCAGAGGATCGGTGCGCAGGCGGAGCGGGCCACGGCCGTCTTCGCCCCGTTCACGGCGGCCTCGTCTGCCGCAGCCCGGGCGCAGGAGCAGTTTGCGGAACGCTTTGGCAATCTGGCCAAGCAACTGCAAGACGACATTATAGGTCCGCAGGAGTTCGCGGCGGCGTTTGCCCAACTGAAAGAGGAGGCGGAGCAGGCCGCCGATGTCTTTGAGCGTGGCATCCGCACGACCGCACAGTACGCCACGGAGCAGCAGGACGCCGCTGGCAAGATCACCAAGCTGGTCGAGGAGTTGCGGGCCGGTTCCATCGACGCCCCGACGTTCGAGAGAGCCCTGGCCTCGCTCGCGGGCGTGGACTTGTCATCGTCGGAGGACGCCGCGAGGTTCATCGGAATCCTCGCGCAGAATGCTCGCGACGGGTCGATCGACATCGAGCGGGCCGCGGCGTCTCTCACGCAGTTGTCGGAGGCCAACGAGGCGGCCAGCGACTCGCAGGCATCGCTTGTGACGACCAGCGGGCAGGCCAATCTGCAACTCTCTGAATTGAGCGGGCTCCTGAGTCTGCTCCCTGGGAACCTCGGCGGCGTCGCCGCACGAGTGTCTGGGTTGTCTAGTGCCGTGCAGGGCTTTGAGAAATTGACGGCAGGCGGCCTGACGCGATCCGTTAGCACGCTCGGTAATTCGTTCGGTGCGCTGGCCAACCCGGTGGGGATTGGTGTGGCGGCTATCGCTGGCTTCGGTGCCGCAGCGTCCGCGATCGTGGCGGGAGTCGCAAACCTTGAAGGTCGCGTCGAAGCATTGGGCTTCGCGGCGGAGCAGGCGGGCACTGACTTCCAAACGATTCAGGTGCTAGACGAAGCGGCGCGCCGCACGGGCACGTCAGTCGATGCTCTGGCGAGCGGCGTCCAGAAGTTCGCCGTCACGATTGACAAGGCCCGGTCGGGATCCGGCGAGGCCGCTGCGGCGTTCCGCGAACTGGGTATCTCGCAAGAAGCCTTGGCCAACAGCACCCCGGTACAACTCGCGGAGCAGACGGCCGAAGCCCTGTCAAAGATCGAAGATCCCGCCCGCCGGTCGGCCTTGCAAGTGGATTTGCTGGGTAAGAGCGGCGAGACGCTGCGGCGAGGGTTCAGCGCGTTCACCGAGGCAGAGAGCGCTCTGGATCGGTTCAACGCTACTCTGACCGACGTTGACCGCGATCTCCTCGCGCAACTCGGCACGGCCTTTGACGACGTGCAGACGGCGATCTTGGGGCTGACACTCAACACGCTGCGGCCGTTCATCGACTCCGTGAGCAGCGGTGCCGGGGCGTTGTCGGAGTTCATCGGATTCGGCGGGCGGATCGCGGAACTGTTCGGCCGCGTGCTATCGCCGCTCATTGACTCGTTCGCCGACACGCTGAAGCTGGTCGGGCTGGCGTTCGAGGGGCTCAACGCCGGTCTTGACTTCGTATTCGGCAAGGCCGAGCAGGCGGAGCAGCAAGTCGGTAAGGTCCGCGTCCAGGCCGAGAGGCCGCTCAACGGCGGGTTTGCCAAAGACTTTGAGCGGGCGATGAGCGGTGTGAACGACCAACTCTCCCGGGCGTCGCTCGAATCGGAGAAGTTTGGCGTGGCCGGTTCGCGAGCCTTCGCAGAGTACGAGCGCACGGCCGAGAGCCTTCGCAATCAGTTCGCCTCCAAGATCATTGACGAGGGCGCGTTTGCCCGCGGGATCGAGCGGGCCAACGAGGCGTATCGCCAGCAGATCGAACTCGCCCGCCGGGCGGCTGAAGAGGTGGATCGCAAACTGCAGGCTGACCGTGCGACGGCTGACGAACTCATCAAGCAGCAGCGGATCATCCAGACCTTCGGCGGCGACAACGCGCGGGCGCAGGCGGCGGAGACCGTGCTCGCTGTTGAGCGAGAAATCAACCGCGTGCGACAGGAAATCGAATCCGCCGCTCCGTCAAGCGCACGCGCCCAAGAGGGCGAGGCCCGAATCCTGCAACTCCAGCAAATCGCAGCGGAGCAGCAGCGGATTGCGGACGGCAGCGCCCAAGCGGAACAAGAGACGAAGGCTCGCGTGGATGCGATGCTCGCGGCGACCGAGCAGCGGACGAGGGAAGAGCAGCAGATCATCGACCTCACCGCCGAGCAGTTGCGGTTGGAGGAAGAGATCAATCTGGCCACGGTTGAGCGTCGAAACGAGGACGCTCTCGCCGCGTCGGCAAGGCTTGCCCAGATCGACCAATACAGAGCAAAGCTCGAAGAACAGCAGCGGATCGCCGCGCAGGCCGCAGACGAAGCCGAGCAGGGTTTCGGCGACGGCTACGCAAAGGCTTTCGAGCAGACGAACAAAGACATTCAGGGGCTCATCGGCCGAGCCCAGGAATTCGGCAATGTCGGCGCACTCGCCTTTGACGCCCTGCGGGTTGGCGTGGAACGCGCCCAGCAGCAGGCGAAGGACGGCATCCTCACCGCCGAAACGTACCAGCGTGAGGTGGAGCGGCAGCAGGGGCTTTTCCAAGAGCGGCTGGCTGCCGCAGAGCGTGTCGAAGGTTTCCTGCGCTCCCAGTTGGACGAGCGGCAGAAGGCCGAGCTGGAAGCCATCAAGCAACGCGAAGAGCGGGAGAAGCAGGCGAAGGTCAACGTCCAGGCTATTGAGGCGAAGATCGCTTCGGAGAAGGCCGCCCGCGACGCCACCAGCAATCTCCGCGAGAGGCGTGCCGCAACGACGCGAATTAATGCACTCGAAAAAGCCAAGCGTTCCGAAGACGCGATCGCCCAGGGGCGCAACGCCAATAACGAGCGGCAGATCCAGCAGCTCGCCCGCGGTGACTCCGCTGCCCAGCAATTTCAGAGCCTCATCGCCCGCCAGAACGACGCCTTCCTCTCGGGCTTCCAAAACGCTTACGCCGGTGCGAACGCCGCCCTCGCTCAGAGTGCCCGCGTCGCGGAGGAGCAGGCCCGCCGGATGGAGGCGCTGACACGGCCGACGAACGCCACGGCGAACGTCGCTGATATTCGCACCGCCGAAGGGCAGGCGTTGGTGCAGGACGTTGCCGCCCAGGCCCAAGACCCCGCATTGATCGAGGCCCGATTGCAGACGCGGGCGCTGCAAACCATTTCGCAGGCGGTGCTCGGTGCGTCCGCTCAGTATCTCTCAGAAAACAACGCGCCGGTGGCAATAGTCGGCGCAGCACGCTTAGGGTGATTCATGCCAGTTGTTTCAACTAAGGAACTGGGCCGCACGTTCGACGCCGAGATCGGCAAGCCTTCCGTACTCAAGCGGAGGTGGATTTGCGTACTCTCCGACGACACGCTGACGGGAACGCCGGTCACAGAGGACGAGATCGTAGCCGCTACAGGCGTCGGCACATGGGGAACCGCTCACCCGCTGCGCGCGTGGTTTGTGCTGCGGAAGTATTCGATACGAGAAGGCTTCGACGGCAGCCCCTATCACGTCGAGGTGACGGCTGAGTATGGGCCAATGCGGGCAGCGGAGTTGCAGGCCCCGTCAGCTCGGCCAGCGGAGTGGAGCGCCGAGGCTACGCAGGGCGAGTATCCCGCGCTCTTCTATTACGACAGCGGCACGACGAAGCCGATGACGAACTCTGCGAACGATTACTTCCCCGGCCTAACGACTACGGAATCAATCGTGCGAGCGACGGTGAAGAAAAATTTCTCGTCCTGGCCGTCCGCGTGGTTTGCTGCGAACAACTGCGTCAACAGCGACTCTTATTTAGGTTGTCCGCAGCACACGCTGCGCGTAAACGGCATTACGGCGAACCTTGCTTTCGAGGAGCAGTCGGGAGGCACCATCGTGTATTACGAGGCGACTGCCACGCTGCTTTACCGCGAGAGCGGCCACAACTTGCAACTGCCAGACATTGGCTTCAACTTCATCGACGGCGGGCAAAAGCGCAGAGCGATGGTGTTCGATTTTCAGAATTCCGAGTGGGTGCCATCTCCGAATCCCGTAGCACTCAACGGCAGCGGCGGGCTGGCCAGCGGCGCGCCGTCGATCCTCGACCGCCGCGTTTGCCCAGAGGCGAACTTCGGCGGGCTCTTCGGAGCCTCGCCATGACGACGCCACGCGACCGCGTACAGTTCACGCGCGAATCCGCCGAGCGGATTGCGAGCGTTGTGCGTCAGGTGGAACTCACGCCGACCGGCGGGCGGCCAATGTCGTTCGAGGCGGTGCAGTCGCAGTCTCAGGTGAAGCCGTTTCGCATGGCGACCTTCACTGCCGCGTGGGGCACCGGCACCTCGCAAGTGCTCACTTTTAAGAACCAGACGGCGACGCCCAACACGGTTGTGGCGTTCAACCAACTTTACGACGTGGCCCCTTTCAACACGGCGCAGCCGCAGGTGTGTGCCATCGCAAAGGAAGGCACCGCGTGGTACTTCGTCAATATGGAGGACGGCGCGGAGGACATCCGCAAGGGCAGCTTCACCGGTGCGTGGAGCAAGGGGGCAACGAAGGCGGTTCAGTTTGCGGACGGCAGCACGGCCAGCGTCAACAACTCGCTGTACGCCATCCCTAACGCCGCTGGATCGCGCAACTGCATCGTGGCAAAAACCGGCGGCGCGTGGCAGTTGGCTAACGAAGAACAATCCTGCGGAACCGGCAAGGACAAGGAGTCTATCGCAAGCGCTTCAGAAGCGGTCACAGAAAACACGGAAGTTTTTCGGCTGCTGCTTTCCCGTGAAAGCGGCGACCCGTGCATGAAATGGGTCGAGGTAAAGCCCATGACTGTCATCACGAGCATCCGGTTTGAGGACAATGGCAGCGGCCCGATCCTTAAGTGCAAGACGTGCAAGATTTGGGCACCAGCATTCGGATTGCAGGGCAACACTGTCCCGATTGACGTTGGAACCGGATACGTTGACGTTGTGATTCCCGTCGCAAACTGCTCGGTGAGTTGATGGCGTTTTTTTACAACTCTGTCACAAAAAAATTCCTGTTTGCACCTAGGGAGACTCCACCCTTCGTGCCTGGCGCGCCGGATGAACCGTCGTTTGGCCTCATTAGGGATGGCGACGTAGGCGCTAGGGACTGCTGCTGCTGCCCGTGTTGCGCCGTGCCGGAAGGTTCGCAGATTTACGTTTGCACGAACGACACGAAAAAAAGACGGTGCATAAATGATGGCGGCGTGCCGAAGTGCAATCACGCCACCTGCCAGCCGGACACTTGCTGCAACGGCGCGTGCTGCCAGGGTACGTCGTGTTCGATTAAGGCCGACGTTGTGTGCCAGCAGCTCGGAGGCGTGTTCAAGGGGTGCGGGACGACTTGCGGGGCGACGACGTGCGCGCCACCGGCTCCATGCTCGTGCCTTGCGGGCGTTTCTGTTTTCGCCTCTGTGACTGCCACGTTTTCTGAGGGCGCGAGCTGTAGCGGCACGACGCAATCATTCTCTGGAAACTTGGTGCGTAGGCTTCAGTTTGCTGATCCAACTTGGAACATAGAGGCCGCGAACGCCAATGGGTACTTTTTTGCCGTGTGGCTCGTTTGCACTGGGAGTGGCTGGCACACGTATGTTGGACATAACACCCAATACCTGTGCACTTTAGGCCAAGACTCTGGTGGCTATACAGCAGCTACGAGTGCCGAAAACCCCGTCCAGGGCCAAACCGTTGGTGGTGTTTGCAGGCTGTCGAATGGGTCATGGACTGCGACGGAGGAAAACAGCGGATGGCCGTCGCCTAATTTCGGGCTTACGCTCACTTGGTCACTCTCGTTTAACCATGTTTGATACAAGACGCGAGGCCAGTGTGACCTGCGCCAAATGCCAACAGGTTATATTGGTAAGCCAATTACACATAGGCTGCAAATGCGGCCCAAGGCTGGCGGCCGTCAGCCCTGCCCGAAAGCCGCAGCCCGCCCCGACACGCGGCCCCGGCACCGAGTTGAAGAAACTCTTGTCGCTCGTCGGCATCACGGCCACGCCCAACTGCTCCTGCAACGCCCGCGCCGCGAAGATGGATCAAGAGGGCGTCGAGTGGTGCGAAGCCCACCTCGACGAGATCGTGGGCTGGCTGCGCGAGGAGGCGACGAAGCGGGGGCTGCCGTTCGTTGACATGGCCGGTAGGGTGCTGGTTCGCCGTGCGATTTCCAACGCACGGAAGGAGGCGGCCCGTGCCGGAGGATCACCACATCACCATTGACGGCAAGCGCTGGCTTCTGCGATTCGTGCCGCTTAAGGGTGACGCCGCCGGGTGGACATTCTTCGACAACTCCGCCCGCCCCCGCATCCTTGTTGACGACAAACAACGCGGTTGGTCGCGAGTCGAGACGATCCTGCATGAACTGCTCCACGCGGCTCTCGGCCCGAACATCTCAGAGGAGGCCGTAACCGAGGCGGCCCGCGTGCAGCGGCGTGTGCTGGCGATGCTCTACACACTGACGCCAAAGGAGTGACGACGCATGGCGAAGGCGAAGGCTCCGAGCCTGCTGGATGACGTGCTCGCGCGGACAAAGAACCGCAGCCCCGGGTTCCTGACGTGGTTCGAGCGACTCCAACCGGACGCCCAGGCTGAGCTTGAGCGAGTGCGGCAGGCGTTCAATCACGACGTGCACCAGAAACGGGCCTATGCTCGCGCGATCATGGACGCCGCTCGCGAGCGCGGGTGGAAGACAAGCGGCCTACAAGGAGTCATCTCGTGGCTCGAAGGAAGACGCTAGCCGAGAGCGTGGCCGCGAAGCTCCCGCCACCGAAGCCCAGTGCTGACGCCGAACAAGTCACGCAGCGGCAGGACGGCGATTCGCTGGAAGCCCGCTCGACGAGTAGACGGATCAAGACCGTCGAGGATTTGCTCGCTCACATCGAGGCCGACCTCAATCGCTTTGAAGTCGCGCAGAGTGAGGCAACAAAATGGGAAACAGGCGACGGCGAAGGCGGGAGCATTGAATTGCACCGGGTCTTTGTGCGACTGCGGCCGAAGGCGGGGCCGACGACGCATGAGGTGGTTGAAGCAATGATCGCGGCGGCGAAGAAAGAGATTCGGCGGCCGAAGGCCAAGGCCCACAAGCGGAAGCGCGACGGCTTGTGGAGTGTGGTCGTGATGAGCGATCTCCACATGGGCAGCCGGTCGTGGCGGCATACAACCGGGGCCGACTACGACCTCAACATCGCCAGCGCCGTCGTGGCGAAGGCGAGCGCGAATCTCATCGAACGCGGCAACGACCTCGGAATCGTCAGGCGATCAATCGTGCTCGCTGGCGACACGATGCACTTCGATACCGTGTCTGGCACAACAACGTCAGGCACCTACCTAGACCGGGATTCTCGACTCCAAAAGGCGATTGATACGGCAGCCGCCGCGATCTTTCGTGCCATTGAGCACTCGGCTGAAACCGTCGCGACGGACGTTCTCATCGTCCCCGGCAATCACGATTCCGCTCTCAGCTTCGCCCTCCAGAAAATCCTGATTGAGCGATACCGAAGCGACTCTCGGGTGATCGTCAATGGCGAGTTCACAAGCCGGAAATACTTGACGCATGGTGGAAACCTTATCGGCGTCACGCACGGCGACAAGGCGAAAAAGAAGCTCGCCGGGATCATGGCATTGGAGGCGGCCTCGTTGTGGTCTAAGTGCCGACACCGCGAATGGCACGTTGGGCATCTACACCACCAAGCGGCAGAGATCAGCACCATCGATGGAGTGATCGTCAGGACTCACCCGACGGTTGTGCCGCCGGATGCGTGGCACGTTGAGTCTGGGTTCATTGGCTCGGAGCGGGCGATGCAGGGATTCATCTATTCGCCCGAGGGCGGGCTGGCAGAACTCCATATGGCGTATGCGAGGGTGTGCGATGGCACCTGACGACGTGTCGCAGGAAGAGCGGCTCGCGAAGAGGCGGGAGGCGTACCGGAATATGCCTCGCGATAAGTATCTGGCAATGCGAGCCAGGGAAAACGAGTCTGCGAAGAAGCGACGCGACAGCGAAACGCCAGAGCAGCGAGAGGCGAGGCTGGCTCCGATGCGTGAGCGTGCTCGCAAGCGGCTCGCATCCGAGACGCCTGAGCAACGCGAGAAGCGGCTTGCCTGCCAACGCGCGCAGAAACCAAAGTATCGCGCCAGAAATCTTGAGCGACTTCGGGCAAATGACCGTGAGTACTACAAGAAAAACCGAGACAGGATAATTGAGTACGGAAAGGCGTACCGCAGGCAAAACACCAAGACGGTTGCGTTGCGGTGCCGAGTGAAGCGGGCCGCGAACCCGCAGCACGCAATTTCCGGCAGGATGAGATGCAGGCTTCGCAACGCGCTTACCGGCTCCGGTGTAAAGAAAGTTGCTAGGACATTTGATCTTGTCGGCTGTTCGCCGAAAGACTTGATGGCTTGGTTGGAGTCGCAGTTCATGCCCGGCATGGGGTGGCACAACAGGTCGCTGTGGCACGTTGACCACATAATCCCGCTAAATGCGTTTGATCTGTCGTGCGGCGAGCAGCAGCGAGTGGCGTTCCACTACACGAACCTCCGGCCACTATGGGCAGCGGAGAACGTGGCGAAACGAGATCGGATTCCTGTGCCGCAAAAGAAATTTGTCTGGACGCTTCGCGACATTGCGGAAGCCAGGAGACGCGTTGCGTCACGAGGGCTCGCGTCAGCCTGAACCCACCGGGCTTGACGCCGACTAGATAACGGCAGTCGAGCGTCGCGATTCCGCAGTCGCTCATCGACTCCTCGGAGAAAGGACAACAATGAGCCCCAGCCTCACCGAAGCCAACGACGCCCTCCGCTCCGCCGTCCGCGACCGCCTCGACAACACGCCCGCCGACGACCCGAAGCTTCGTGGCTACAGGCGGGAAGGGTGCTGCGACGGCGGCAAGTGCCAGCCGCGCCCGCTGTCCAATGAGGGATCGCTCCGTGGCGACGGCGTGATGCGGGCCTCGGACGTGCATCCTGTCTCGCAGAAGTATTTCGATCTCCTCGACACGCTCCGCGAACTGCACATCAGCAAGAGCGCCGGGTACGGCTGCCCCGACGGCACCGACCCGCTCTTGAACATCCGCCGCGGCGCTGAGTTCGTCGGGATCCCGGCGTGGCAGGGCGCGATGGTGCGACTGAGCGACAAGGTGACGCGGCTGGCCGTGTTCAACAAGACGGGGAACTTGCCGCACGAGTCGGTCACCGATAATTTGCTTGATCTCGCGAGTTATTCGCTGTTAGCCCTGCTTCTCTATCAAGAGGAGAGCGAGTGATCCAGCAACGCGTGCCCTACTCCGAGGACGAAGCCAACGAGGCATGGCTTTGGGTGAACCGCCACGGACCCAGCAACTCATGGACGGCGACGGCGGGCACGGCGGCCCGCATGATCGGGAGATTGCTCGAAGAGCGCGAGCGTCTGATGGCGATCCTGGCGGCGAGGGAGAACATCCAGAGACCAGCGGAGCAATGACCCGGGCCGGTGGGAGAGGTCGCGGCGTCCGTCCTTTCCGCCTGCGACCCCCACCGTGCCCGGGTCAACTCAGATCGAGCGGCGGCAAGTAGTCGAGAGCCGACGCCTCGCCGACGATCTTTGGATCAAGGTAATGCTCGCGGGTTGTCCGACCGTCCGCGTGCGTGAGAAATTCGGTGGCATCCCCGCCGCCTGCCTTCACATAACTGCCGCTGCTCTTGCGGATGCCGTGGAAGCCCTTTGGGGTGACTCCCGCCGTCTTGCAGATGGCTGCGATCCGCGGCCAGATGGACCCGATCGCCCGGTGCTCTAGCCACGGCCACACAAGCTCGCCTGGGGCTCGTCGCTCCCGGTCGAGCATCTGCACAAGCTGGGGCGTGATCGCCCGCGTAATCGTGCGTCCGAGCCCCTTCCGGTGCTCCGACAGAAACGTGATGGTGCGGCGGTTGGAATCGACCTGTTCCCACCGGACTTCGAGGTGGCTGCCCACCCTCTCGCCCGTGTAGTACGCGCTCATTAAGAGCGTCGGCCAAAACCACGCCGCCGGGGCCGGGCCGATTGCCCCGTAGCGAGTCTTCGCGACCCTTACCATCCGGCTGATGTCGTCCACCGTGTACGCCTGGGGCTGCCTGTGCGGCACGCGGACGATGTTTCTGGCCAGATCGGGGAAGTGCTCAACCAGACGCTTGCGGGCGGCGGCATTCCACAACCCTAAAAGCTGGCATTTGTCTTTCTGTACAGAGGCCGGTCGGGCGATCTTGCCTTTGTGCGGCGTGACAGCCCGCCAGCGGAGGAATTTGGAGACGACAAGATCCTCCAAATCGGACAGTTCCGGCTCGCGCCCAAGAAAGTCTCGGAAGCGGTCGATTGTAAACTCGTACAACTCGACGCTTCGCGGTTTCAGGTTGTGCAGAATCGCGTAACGCTCAAGTAGAAATTCGCGTAAAATCATCGTTTTGCCTCACTGTTTTAGGTCCGTTCCTTCATAGTATACAAAACTTCAGCGGGAGTGCCCTCCGCTCGATGTTTTGTTCAGTCAGCGTATTTTCCGGCTCTGGGGCCGCCAGCGGCAACCCCCCGGCAGGCTTCGGTACGCGGTTGACTGTTGCGGCTCCGCTACTACGATTGGGGCATGATCGCGATGGCCGTCCAAGATGATTGGGTTTCGGTGGCAAAAGCCGCGAAAATCGCGGGCTGCAGTGAGCAGTACATCCGCCGCGACCTCCTCGCGCACTTGCCGCGGAACGAAAAGGGCGAGCCCCACGGCGACCGGACAGTCGGCGGCCGCCTCGAAGGCTGGCTGATCAACGGCCGGGCCTGGAGCGTCAGCCGGGCCTCTGCGGAAGCTCTGCGGGGCACGCTATCCACGCGGGCGACCATCAATGCCGCATCCCGCAAGGTGTCCAGCGGGAAGCGTCGCACCGCCAAGCGGAAGAAAAGCCGCTAAATCGCGGGCGAAAAGCCTGTTTTTAGGAAAATGCTCAAGTCCCCTTGCACGAAGTTGCGATACTGCTACTATGTGGGTGTCAGGCGAGTGAGACCTGACGCAACGGAAAACGGGAGACGGAAAGATGACAAGCGGGTTGCAAATCGCAAACACGATCATCGGCCAACTCGGGGGCGGCCGGTTCGCCGCAATGACCGGGGCAAAGTGTTTCGCCGCGATTGAGTCGGGCGTGCGGTTCAAGCTGCCAGCCAAGCCGGGCTGGATCAAGGACGGAATCAACATGGTGACGATTCGGCTGACCCCGAGCGACACCTACACGGTCGAGTACGGTCGGCTCTGGGGCACTAAGTACACCGTGATTGCCACCAGCGAAAACGTCTACTGCGACACGCTCCAAGCCGACTTCCTCGACACCACCGGGCTCTTCACCAGCCTCTAAACAGAAAGGAACCCAAACGATGAACCTCGACCAGATGACCACGAACGGCTGCACGAAGGCTATGGAAGCCTGCGTTGATCGGCTCCGCATCCTCGGCTGGGCCAGCGAAGACATCGGGCACCACTCCAAAGACCTCACGGTCCGGCTCCGCGTCGCCTGCAAGGGCTGCCTAGACGAGGCGGTTCACGATTTCGCGGAAGCCATGAAGGCCGGGCTGTCGGGCATCGCTGTCCCGACGTTCTATGCGACGTTCGCGCAGGCCGGGATCCGCGTCGCCAACGAGTTCGATCAGCACCACGCCGCCGAGTTCGCGGCCGACTACGAGCAGTTCGCGTCAGTCGAGTAGTAGACGATTCAAGGGTGGGGCCACCCGGCCCGCCGACAGCCGCAAAACGGGTGGCACTTTCAATCCACGGAGGGCACGCTTGAAACGCATTGATTGGGATTCTTTGATTCGGTCGCTGGTGCTGGTCCGCCTGGGCCAGGAACTAGGCACCGACTCCCCGGCAGCTCGCGCCGTCCACGACGGCATCTCTGCTGTTTTGACGTTCATTGGGATTCTTGGTTGACACAAGTTGCGGTACTGCTACTCTACGTGGCGAAGCCGCAACATCGCGAAGAAAGGCACTGCGATGGACGAAGACTTGAAGGCACTTCTGGGCTACGGGGCGGCCTGCGTGCGCGTGGCCCGCTGCGGCAAGATCCCGGTCGGCAACGCGTGGAACACGCTGGCTTCCGCAGACCCGGCGACGATTGATCGGTGGCTGGCCGCTGGCGACAACGTCGGCCTGCTCTGCGGCTCCGGCAATCTGATCGACATCGAGTACGACGATCCGGCGGGACGCGAGACGCTCGCCGCCCTGGGCCTGCTCGACATCGACACGCCGACGTGGGCCAGCAGTCGCGGCGAGCACCGTCTCTTCCGGCTCGCGGAGCCGCTGCCGCCGTGGGGCTGGAAAAAGCTCGCCGGGATCGAGGTTCGGTTCGGCGGCAAACCCGCCCAGAGCGTCCTCCCGCCCAGCACCCACCCCAGCGGGACCGCCTACCGCTGGCTGGTGAGCCCCGCCGACTGCGAGCCCGCGCGAATTGCGCTACGTGACTTTGAAAGCGTCGCGCGTTTTAGCCTGAAAAACGAGTGCGAAACGATTCTCGAAAAACTTGCTTGACGGCAAAGCAATCGAAATTACATTTCCGCGACCCACTAAACGTCTGTCTAGTTTGCCCCCTCGGAAGAAAGGAAAGTTTCCCATGCTCAATACGGATGCTCACGCCCGCGAATACGCCGCTGCCATCGCCGGGATGGCCGACACCTACGGCGCTCGCCCGCAGGAGTTCGCGGTCGGCGACTCGCTCACGATCCGCGTGCCCGGCACAGTGAACGCCACCGCCCGCGCCACCGTGATCGAGGTGCTCAGTGAGAACACGTACCACGTCGCGGCACATCTGCCTGGGCAGGGACGCCAGCACTTCGCCGTCACGCCGGATGACGTGATGCCGTTCTAGCGAAAAAACACGGGGGAAATGGCACGGATATTGGGGGGGGGGGGGGGGCGGCCCGGGGGGCCCCCCCCCCCCCCCCCCACTTAGAACTACCCGCCCTCAAGGGAGAAAACGGCTCGAAAAAAACACAGGAACCGCGGCGGAGCCGCGGTGACCCACGGAAGGGACCGCCCGGCAAGGCAGGACGCGGAGCCGGGTTTTCAGGAACGAAACCAAGAAACGAAAGGACACGGACTCACATGGTTCAGATTCGCAAGGCCCGCCGCAGTGCCACACGTTTGCGGCTGTTGCTCGGAAGCCCCAGCGGGGGCGGGAAGACCTACGGCGCTCTGTTGCTTGCCAAAGGGCTGGGCGGCAAGACGGTCGTGATCGACACGGAGGAAGGATCGTCCGACCTCTACGACACGCTGCACGATTTCGACGTGATCGACTTGCGGCCGCCCTTTTCCCCGGAGCGGTACATCGAGGCGATCACGGCAGCCGAGCAGGCTGGCTACGAGGTCATCATCATCGACTCCGTCACGCACTGCTGGAGCGGCAGCGGCGGGTGCCTGGAGTTGGTGGACGACATCGCCAAGGCCCAGTTTCGTGGCAACACGTGGAGCGCCTTCTCGGTCATCACACCGCGATGGCGGGCCTTCGTGGATGCGATTCTCCGCAGCCCGGCGCATGTCATCTGCACGGGCCGCTCCAAAACGGAGACCGCCCAGGTTGACGACCACGGCAAGAAGAAGGTGACCAAGCTCGGGATGAAACTCGAAGCCCGCGACGGGCTTGAGTACGAGTTCACGTGCGTGCTCGACCTCATCCACGACGGCCACTACGCGACGGTCAGCAAGGACAGGACGGGGCTTTTCAGCGGCGACCCGAAGCCCATCACGGTCGAGACCGGCAAGCGGCTCGCCGAGTGGCTCGCGGGCGGTCACGAGCCGACGCCGCGGCTCAAGACCGAGCCGGAGATCGACACCGGCAAGTTGATCGCCGACACGACCGCCGCGATTGCGGTGGCCGCGGTCCCGGCGCTGGAGCGGTTGCGGCCGAAGATCCTCGCGAAGGTTGCCGTCGGCGACCTCACCGAGGGCCAGGGCGACGTGCTCCTGCGGCAGATCGAGGCGCGGCTGACGGAACTGACCGCGGAGGCCGCGTCGTGAACCAGCCACCGCGCGAGCCGCGCATCAACGAGGGCGGGCCGCCGAGCACGTTCCGCTGGAACGAGTTCGAGGCCCGCCTCGACAAGGGCGTGATTCGTTTCGGCGGGGTCAACCCTCGCGAAGGGCGGCGGATGCGTCCGCTGCCGGAGGTGACGAAGGAACAAGCGGAGGCGTCAGGGTCAAAGCTCTTGCGGGCTCTGCAAAGGTTGGTGAGTGAAGTCAGCGAGCGCGGGCTCCTGACTGATTTGGTTGTTGCAAATGCGTGGCTTCATGGCGTGCGCGTCATTGAAGAAGCGTCAGAAGTGGTTGTGAAAACGGAACCTAAAACGAAGGAGCAGTGAAATGGATTTCGGAGTCATTCAGGATTCGCCGGTCGATACGCTGGAACGCCCGATCGTTCCGGCTGGTATTCGGATGATGTCGATTCTCGCGGCAGAGGAAGGGCCGAACGAATACAAGGTCTGTGACGAGAACCCGCAGGGCATGTGCCTGAAACTGCGGCTCACCGACGCCAGCGGCGGTTTCAAATTCGTCTTTGACGACTTGCCCCAGCATCTCGGCTGGCGTGCTCGTCAACTGGCCGACGCGCTGGGCATTCAGCCCGACGCGAGCGGGCGGCTGACCATCGACCCGACGACGCTGGTCGGTCGCGACGTGAACGTGGAGGTCAGCCACTACACGGCGAAGAGCGGCAGGGTTTCCGCGACCGTCAAGAAGTATCTGCCCTCGCCCACCAAGGGCAAGGCCGCGATCGGCCCGCGCAAGTCGGTGGCGCAGAAGCTCACCGCCGCGATGCCCGACGACGAGATCCCGTTCTAGTCGATTTCGCCCGCCGCGGCGGCGTCGCCACAGCGCCGCCGCGGCTGGTTTCCCGAACAAAGTGTGAGCCGGGGCTCATCGCCCAGGCGGCGACCGTGCAAGTCGGTCGGCGGGAGCTTGTTCGATTGAAGCCCATTGAAGAAGCACCATGAAAAAGAACATCACGACCTTCGCGGAAATCGCTCCGCTCTACCTTGCCGAACGAATCGTCTCGCAGCACTACGCGTCGAACGTCGCCAGGATCGCGGGCCGCGTCGGCACGCTCTCGGTCGAGCGGGTGAATCGCTGGCTGACAAAACGAGTCGAGGAAGTCAGCGGCCTGACGGCCAGGGCGGAGCGCGGCGTGCTCCTCACGCTCTGGAACTGGGCCTATGACCGCGGTCTCGTGGATGCCGCGCCGCGTGGCATCCTGAAGATGAAGGCACGGCGGAAGCCGACGAAGGCGTGGACGCTGGGGCAACTCAAGAACTTGATCGCCGCCGCACAGGCGAAGCGTGGGACGCGGCTCCGCGGCGGTGCTGATCTTGGCGAGTTCCTCGCCTGCTGGATTCTCGTCGGCTACGAGACCGGCGCGAGGTTCGGCGACGTGATGGCGTTCACCCGCGACCACCTCGACGGCGACACGCTGTCGTGGACTCAGAGCAAGACGGGCGACCCGATCGTGCGACCGCTCACGCCCGCGTGCCTGACGTTGATCGACGCGATGCTCGCGAAGTCGCCCGACGGCAGGATCCTCGGCTGGGTCTGCAAGCGACGGATGGCAATGCGGCACATGCGGCTGCTTCTCGACAGCGTCGGCATCGGCGGCAGCTCGAAGTGGTTGAGGCGCAGCGGCGCGACTCACTGCGAGATGGAAAAGGCCGGGACCGGACGGCTCCACCTGGGGCATCGGTCGCCTGCCCTGTTCGAGCAAGCCTATTGCGATTGGAGCCAGTTGCGAACCAAGACACCACGGACGCCCGCCATTCTCTAGACCGACGGCAGCAAAGGATTGCGCCCATGAAAGACGACCAGCAATTCATTCGCGACCTCTCCACGAGCCGCATCGCCGTGAACGAGTTCGCTTCGCGGCTCCGCGACAAGGGATGGCAGATATGGCTGCCGCCTGAGTCGGTGAGGCCCGACGCCACGGTGCGCCGCGAGTACGGAGACACGGGCGACATCATGGTGCAGGGCCGCGTCGAGCACAAAGTGCGGACCAATCTGCATTTCACCTGTCGCGAGGACTACCCCTACGACACGGTCATCGTGGACGAGGTCTACAAGGAAGACTCAAAGGCCGACGACCCGGTACTGGCCTACATCATTGAGAACGCCAGCCGCACGCACGCCGCCGTGGTCTACGGATGGAAGCGGCATCTCTGGCAGATCGAGCGCCGCCGCGACCCGATTCAGGGGCGCGAGTGCGACTTCTACACGATCCACAAGGATCACGTTCGCTTCTGTCATCCGTCGGACGCGTTTTGAAAGGCAACAGCATGGACGCTCTCTCCCAGTGCATCGATTTCCTCGGCTCGATCTTTGAGCCCGACGACATCATCGAATTCAGGCCGCTGCCCCCCGCGGCTGGCCGTCGGTGGTCTACGCTCACCGAGATCCCCGACATCGTTGAGTGGCTGGAAAGGCTCAACAGCGACGACCACCTTCGGGTGCACAGTTACTTCGGGGCGAACCCGAGGAAGGCGAAGGGCTCCAGCCAAGCCGAAGGCGTCGCCCTGGCCCGCTGCCTGTTCGCCGATTTCGACGGCGGCATCGTGCTCGAAGACGCCTACGCGAGGATCAAGGCCGCCGACCTCCCGTGGCCGACGGCGATCCTTGAGAGCGGCGGCGGCGTGCACGCGTGGTGGCGGCTCTCGCAGCCGATGACGGACGCCGACGCGTGGCACGAGCGGATGAAAGCGCTGGCGGGGGCTCTCGGCTCCGACCAAAGCGTGTGCGATTGGCCGCGGATTATGCGGCTGCCGGGCTTCGTGAATTGGAAGCACGAGCAAAGGCCGCTGGCGGTTCTCAAAGACTGCGACCCGACACGGGTCTACGACCTGAAGCGGTTCCAGCGGCAGGCCGCGCAGTCGATCGTGGTTGCGCCGAAGAGCTTGAGCGAACTCTCGCGTCGGTTCCTCGAAGAGGGCTACGTGATGACCGCCGGGCGGCGGCAGACGATGTTTTGCGTGGCCTGCGACCTCGCGGCCCGTGGGTGGAGCGTTGCCGAGGCCACGACGCTGATCATGCGCCGGATGCGGTCGGTCGGCCTCCGCCAGGACGACCTTGACGACTGCCCGCGGCAGATCGCGAACGCGTGGAAGCGGCAGCGGCTCCCAGTGCTCGGCCCGGCCGAAGAGGCCCACCCGGTGGCCGACGCCGAGACCGAGACGAAAACGCCGACGCTGGTGGACGCGATCGACGCCTGGGTGCGGCAGGAAGAGACCCCGGCGCTGGCGACCGGCATCACGTCCCTCGACCGGCTCTTCGACGGCGGGCTGCCGCTGGGCCAGATGACGGCGGTGGCGGCGGCCCCCGGCGTCGGCAAGAGCGCCCTCGCGCTGCAACTCGCCCTGTCGGCCCTCAAGAGCCAGGGCGACCTCGTGGCGGCGTGGTGCCTGGGCGAGATGACGCGGGCGGCGCTTGCGGCCCGTGCGATCACTCTGTGGGGCGGCGAGGCCAACGGGCTCACGCTCCAACAAATCATCAAGAAGGCGGACGGCTCGCGGCAGATCGGAGCCGACCTCGCCAACTCAATCGGCGACCGGCTCAAGCTCATCGAACCGCCGCTCATCATCGACCGCATCGAACGGGCCGTCGAAAAGGACGGCGTGAAACTTCTGATCGTGGACTACCTCCAACTCGTGCGCAGCACGCGGTCTTACCCAGACAAAACGACCGAGATCAACGAAGTTCTGCAGAAACTCCGCGAGATCACGAACACTCGAAACCTCGCGTGCCTGCTGGTCACCAACATCGCGAAGGGCGTCGATAGCAGCACCGAGATCGGGAACATAGGCAAGGGCAGCAATCAGATTGATTTCGACGTGGACAACTTCCTCTTCGGCGAGCGGACGCCCGAGGTCGGCGGCGAAGGCGAGGTGCTCGTGAAGTGGCACTGCAAGAAGCTGCGGCAGGGGCAGCGGAACGACGTGGAACTGTGGTTCCACGGGCAGTACCAGACGTTCGAGGAGAACGTAGCCGCCGAGTACCCGGAGTTCTCAAACGTCTCCTGGGGGGCTGGCAATGGCTGAGAAGAAGCGAGACCCATCCGCGAAGGGCGAACTCCGCCGCCGTCACCGGGCTTTGATCGAGGCTGGCATCGTGGCCCGGCTGCGTAGCGAAGGGCGTCTGATGCTCTGCTACGCCCTCTATTGGGCGAGTTTCGACAAGTGCACCGTCTCGTTCAGCTTCCGCGGCGCGGCCAAGATGCTGGGCGTACAGCCCAACGCCGCGATGCGTGGTGTGCGGCAACTGGTCGAGGCCGGAGCCCTCGCCGAACTGCCAACCGATGGACGGTCGTCCAGAAGGCAATACGAGATTCTCCCCACCATTGGGGCGCACACGAGCGGTGTACGGGGCGCACACGAGCCGTGTACGGGGGCGCACACGAGCGGTGTACGGAGCGCACACGAGCGGTGTGCGCAGCGCACACGAGCGGTGTACGGAGCGCACACGAGCCGTGTGCGCTTATCAAGTATCTCTCTTGGTAATTCAGTAATTACCAAGAGAGAGATACAGGGTAAATCAGCCCCCTGCCGGGGCGTTTCGGAAACGCCCGGCGGGGGCAACCCCGGCACTCTGTCGGGCGAGGAGGGGGACGGCCGCGCGGCTTCCCCGGTTGCACAGGTGAACACACTCACGGAGGAGGTGCGCAGTGACGGTTGATTCGGAACACAGGATCACGGACAGGCAGCGGGAGGTCTTTGACTTCATCCGCGACGAATTCGAGGCACGCGGCTACGGGCTGACGTTTCGCGAGGTGTGCGCCCGGTTCGGCTGGACGAGCCCGAACGCGGCGGCGATTCACCTGAAGCGGCTCAAGACCTACGGGCTTGTGACGTGGGAGCCGAACGCCTCGCGCACGATTCGCCCGACGGAGGCCGCGCTATGACCATGCACCGCCCGGTAGGCGTTGACGAAATCATCAAGCTGTGCGACCGGCACGCCTTGGACGAGCGTACATCGCTCGATACGGCTCTGGTTTTGCGCATGGCGGCTTTGCGGCTGGAGACCTACCGAGACCGCATCGGAGTGCTCGCGGCCGCCATAGAGCGAATGGAGGCCCACAGTGACCATTGAAGCGTGGGTCTGTGTCTCGCTCGGTGCAATTCTCCACGCGGCGACGTTCGCCGTGGGGGTGATGGTTGGTGTCTCACTCTCTCGAAAGGACTTGAGAAATGACAGCGATAGCCGAAAGAAAGCGACGGAGTTCGCCTACTGGCACGGTGTTGAACGTCGCGACGCTGCGGAAGGCGTTGGCCACGGTCAGAGACGCCGTCCCTAAGAGGTCGCCGCGGGCGATCCTGCAAAGCGTGCGGCTGGCCGACGGCCTGCTGACCGCCTCGGACGGCGAACTGCGGATCGACGCGGACCTCCCCGGGTTTGACGCCCCGGCTCTGCTCCTGCCGTTCAACCGGCTGGATGCGATCCTGAATGCGATCACGTGCGAGGAGCTGCAGATCACCAGCAGCGGCAACTCGTGCAAGATCGCCACACAGACGGGCACCTGGGTGCTGCCGACCGAAGACGCCGCGGAGTACCCGGCGGGCGAGATGCCGGATGCCCCGTCGATCACTCGGCTGCCGACGGACCAGTTCCGCCGCGCGGTGAATGGCGTGGTTTACGCCCACGCCGACGATAGCACGCGGTTTGCCCTGTCGGCCGTGCAGATCGAGGTGAACGACGGCGTCGTGCACTTCGTCGCAACGGACGGCCGCCGCATTTCGATTGTCGAGATGGAGCACGACCTCTCGGTCGATGACTCCGAGACGCTGGTGCCCGCCAGGGCGATGGGAATCCTGGCGAAGATCGTGAGCGGCTCCGGCGAGGTGGCCGTGCAGATCGACGCCAACGCGTCCGAGTTGGTGGCGACCACCCCCGGGATCCGCGTGGCGGCTCGGCTCATCGATGGTCGCTTCCCTAGCTGGCGTGACAAGGTGAAGGAGTACGACACAGAGCCGACGACGGTGCTCATCAGTGAGTTGATGGCGGCGACCACGGCCGCGGCCATCTGCACGAGCGAGTCCAGCCGCGGCGTGGATTTCACGTTCTCCCCTGACGGCCTCCGGCTGCACGGGCAGTCGAGCGGCGTGGGTGAGTCCAGCGTCTTCTGCCCTGTCGTTGAGGCCGGTACGCCGTGCTCGGTGAAGCTCGACCCGAAGTTCGTGAAGCAGTTCCTCGAAGGGTTGCCCGCCGACGGCGAGCCCACAGTCAGCATCCAGGCGAAGGGCGCTGGCGGTTCGGTTGTGTTCCGTTCCGAAGACTTCACAGGAGTGATCGCCCCACTGGCGAATGACTGATGACTTGCCCTGACGTGCCAGAGTTATTTCGGTTGTGGTCTGACGGTGTGACGATGGATGAAATCGCCGAGCACTTCGGCGTGTCTCGGACCGCGATCCGTTCGTGGCGGCAGCGACACAAGCTGCCGCCACGGCGGTCGCGGTTCGCACGCGTGGAGATCGATCCCACACCAGACGAGATCGAGCAGCGCAAGCTAGAAGTCCGCGAACGGCACCTCGCCGCGATGCGGGCGCTGCGTTGATCGCTTGACGGACTTGCGAACATCCCGCCACGGCCGCCAGCGGATCGGCGGCGTTTTCACTAAGGAGAGTGACCTATGCGTTTTGTCCTGACGATGCTTCTCGCGCTCTGTGCCTCGGCTGTCGTGGCCGACACGAACGTCTACGCTCGCCGCGTGTTCATCTCGTCGGCCCAGGAGGATGCGGAAGAGATGGCCCGCACCGGGATCCTGCGGCACTGCGGCCGGAACGGCGGCCGAAGGGAGGGAATCGGTTTCTCAACGGCGAGCCCCGATTCGGCCCTGCGGTCGTGTTGTTACTACGGCCGCTACCGGATCGTGGAGAAGGCCGTCGTCTGGTCGCCCGCGCGTCGCGGATGGTTCGCGGTCATCCGCTACGAGTGAGCGGAGCGTCGCGCCGGGCGGTGTGTGATCACGGCACCGCCCGGCGCTTGACGCGACAGCAAGGATGCTGCCCATGTTCATCGCGACCGAATCACCGCTGACGCTGGAGCCGGAGGACGCCGAATTCATGGCGAAGCACCTCTGCCGCGTCGGCAGCGAGATGCAGCAGGAGTTTGTCCGCTGCGAGTCCGAGACGCCGATGGTCGTGATCTACGGCCCCGAGCCGCTCGGCTGGGTGGCGACTCACATCTGGCGGAGCCTGCAGACAATTGAGGGCTTCGTGGATCCGCTCCACCGTCGCCGAGGCTTCGCCCGCATCGGGGCGCTGGTCTTGATCGCCAACGGCTACCTCGACGCGACGAAAGCCGTTGCTGTGTTTTCGCCGGAGTGTGTGGTGCTGGCCCGGTCGTTGGGCTTCACCGACATCCGGCAGTTTCGCCGCAATCGTTACGGCGATTGGGAGCCTGCGCCCGACTGAAATCCTGCAAGAGTCGCGG